GTCTTGACCACTTCTACAGGAACATAGAAGCTAGTTACGCCCTTAGGAGTCTCATAGTCGGCTTTAATAACGATGAACTTGTCATTGCCATCACTAACGGAAAGTTGGATAGGGCGAAGATTCCAGGCCTCCAAAGTAGACCCCACCGATTTCAGAGCCTTGTTGGCCATGGGTTGAGAATACATTTTGAGGGGAGCGTGCTTGTCGAAAACACTTTCCAAAGCATTAGCTAATACTTGATCGCCTACTTCGTAGGGATTGTTTTGTAGAGCTACGTCATGTTGGTAAGTGGTCACCGATGGCTCAGCCACAGTCTCACCCAACTCATCCTGAAATAATTCGGCAAATTTGGTGCCGGAAGAATGAAGCTTGTGATAAAGAGTTTTGAAATCAGCTCTGCGAATGAAGGTGGTATTATGGCCAGCCATATCAGAAATGACTCTGGCCATACTGCCGAGAGTTTTATCCTGTGGATAGGCTACAACACACTTGGCCAATTTAGCTGCCAAAAGTGGTGTGGCAAGCCTTTCATTATCCCCTACCGTCTTTGCTAGAGAACCTACCAGTTGTTGTATTTTTTCGAAGCTCATGTAAACACCTATTCCGTTAAACCAATTCTGGGTATCGTTTAGATACTTCTTGTCTAGCCGCTTCGTTCAATTCACTGAGAAGAGCCCTGACTAACTTCTTATTAGAGGCTAATTTTTCAGGTAGATATTTTTCGGCTTTGTATAACTCTGAACGTGGAATGCCCAGCTTGGCAGCAGAAATTCTGACAAGAGGATCTCCTTTGTAAGAGACTTGCAAGTCGCTACCATTCTTGGTAACCAACACATCCCAAGTAGCAGCCGTCTTGTCTAGCTCCTCATCTTCATAGAGAGCTACGATATAATCGCCATCTTCGGCATTTTGTACTTGCCAAAGCTCGGCTCCTTTATCGCCATCTTTAAAGCGTACCACGTCGAAAGCAACCGTTTCTAACTGATCTTTGACATCAGATAGACGATATGCCTTCTTGGTAATCTGGTTGGCTAAGGCTGAGTAATCGATACTAATTTTTGACATCGCGTCTCCCATAAACAGAACATACCTTATCTTAGATAAAGAAATATTGGTATGTTCTATACTTTATTGGTGAGGTATCCACCGTAGATAGATTGCAGAATATTACCACCTTTTCTTACCAGAAGGCTTTATTTCTGAGTTTGGCAACCAAAACTCGTAGCTTTTCTTCATCCATCAAAATGTCATACAGGTCAATAGAAGAAATTTTAGCCGGCTTCCAAGAGACTACGCCACTACTATCTGTTGGTATTTCTAATACCTTCAACATTTCATGTGATTTACGAATTTTGTCGTAGTATTCTTTTTCTTTATCTGTACTCATTGACAAGTTCCTTACCATTTATTACTTCTAATTTCTTCCATTTTTACGAGAATTTCTTTGATTGCATCGTCATGTTCAAGTATCTTTCTAATCTTTTTTTTCGCCCCACCATAAACAACTTTGCCGTTTTTATAGTCTACATTCCCATTTAGGCTTTTTGTAATGCTCGACTGATTGACATTCAGCATCTTAGCTATTTCCATCTGGGTATAGCCGTCCGCATAAAGTCGAATGACTTCTCTCTGACGGGAGGTGAGAAGAGTATCCACTACTCTCCAAAATTCTTTTTTGAGTTGGTCTTCTAGCTCAATCAGATCTTCGTTGTATTCGAACGGATTTAATCTGGCCGAGATACTATCTTCATTACAAAAAGCTTCCATCATCTCATTAGAGCAAACTGTCTCGAGAAGTACCCATTGGTATGAATCGCTTCGATTTTTACGCCTCTCCATATTAACCTCATCCCTAAACATAAAAGATACAATCACAATATATCAATAAAGGATGATTGAAAAATTTATAAAGATTTTCAATCCTTGATTAGAAAAGACATCTCCGCATACTCACTAATTCTGCCCTTAGTAATGTATTCATCCACATCTTTATAATCTTCTGGTATGTAAAAATTACGAATATTGGCCAATTGGCCAAACTTGCTAATGATCTGTTTCCTCCCCTTTTGACCAGCGATATCGTTATCTAACAACAAAAATATGTTATTAGAGTATCTGCTAATGACAGTAAATTGATAGATAGACATACAATTATTGCCTAAGGCCACAATATTTTTAAAACCCTTCTCCACCGATTTAATAACATCGATCTGCCCCTCTACCACGTAAACGCATCCCTGCTCCAATATATGTTGTTTATTTTCATATAAACCAAATAAATGATTACCCTTCTTAAAAGAGGTATTTTTATATTTTTCTATCTTGTTTTCTTGGCGCGTCTTTTCATCTAAAAGGGAGCGGCCTATCAAGGCCACTATCTTGCCATAAGCATTGCGTTGCGGCATTACCAAAGGATGGTTCTCAAAAAAATCTTTGAGAATGCGCCTAGGAGCCAAAGAATCTTCGATAATGCTAGTAGTCAATAATTTTTGCTTTATTAGACAAGACTCGCCTACCAAATCGGTAAGTGCCGAAATGTTTTCAATATCGGGAAAATAACCAAATCCCCATTTCTCTTGACTATCTATATCTAAACGGGAATCTAAATAGGATTGGCTGGCCTGTGCGTTCGGATAGTTTTTTAACAAGAACTGACAAGACTCTGCTATTTTTTCTAACATATTTTATATATCTTTGTTGGCAGTTTTAAGCTTATCCCTCAACATAATCTTAAACGGTTCGCTTAAATGGCCGTGCGCCTTACCACACTGCGGACACACTATATCCTCGTTGACCACCTTGGGTTGAGCTTCTTTTCCACAATTTTGACATTTGACTCCGAAAGCTACGGTAGGTTTTTGCCTAAATTGTTTGAGGGTTTTCATAGTCACTTTCATAAAATGAGTAACATTGAGAATCTCATTGTTGCAAAGAGGGCAGTAAATCTTCTCAGTTTTAGGATCCATATAAGGTTCCACTTGCCCGCACTTCTTTACCTTTTTCTTATCATCAGTATAAGTATTATTACAAATTAGAGAGACAGCCATTTATATTACCTCATCCAATAAAACACCGATTAGTCTATCAGTATTCTTAGGATACTGAACGTCTAACACAACCTTTTGCTCACCTGTCCCGCCCACTCCACAATGAGGAATAATCACCTCATCACGGTTCCTCGACTGAGGAGGAACTTGGATGTTTCGAAGGCCATAGATAGTTTTTACACTTTGCTGACAGCCACGAATAGCCTCTAGTAATGGCAGTGTTAAAATGGAAATAACACTTCTTCCTTCAATTCTGAGGCCTTCTTCTGGCGTCACAGTGACGTGACAAAAAGCATCTGTATACTGATCCATAATTCCCATTACGGTGCCAGCGTAATTCCCCATTCCTTGTAAGCGCAAAGTATTACCATTGAGAACTCCCGCAGGCACGGATACGTGCACAGACACATCCGTAAGAATACTTCCAGCAGCTTTACAAGATTTACAATCCTCGGTGTTATCTTGACCATGACATTGTGGACAGGTGCTAACTATCATCATACCACGCTGCATAATAGTGACTTGCCCCCTCCCACCGCATTTAGTGCAACCATTATGAATATGCACTTCCCCCGCCCCATCACATTCGGAACACTTGGATTTGCGAGAATATTTTATTTCTTTTTTGCAACCTAGCACGGATTCTTTGAAGTCAATGGTAAGGTGTGTGTCTACATTTTCTAATTTAACCACATGCTGCTGACGACCAAATGGCGACCAACCAGGAGGCGGCTCTCGATCACGTTCATTTCCTTTTCCACTTTTGACGCACTCGTAAGCTTCGTTGATCTTTTTGAACTTAGCTTCCGCATCAGGACTCTTGTTTATGTCAGGATGAAATTCCTTGGTCAATTTCTTATATTGTTTCTTAGCTTCTTCTGGGGTGGAGCTCTCCGGAATTTCTAAAATTGCATAAGCTTCCTTGAGTTTCATTTTTTCTTGCCCTTACGTTTAATTTTACCAGCCAATAGTAGTGCTTGATAAAGTGCCACGGCTATACCATCTGCTTTATCATAATTTTCCACTTTCAGCTTCCCCTTCTTATTGTACTCGTAGGGAAACGTAATTTCTAAATGTTTTTCCACAAGGGCTGGCATTTGTTCTTTTTTTGGAAAGATTTTTCCGAATTTTAATCCATGGCGAATAGTCATTACACTAAACAACTCTGGCGTTTTTCCCAAATAATCATAAGCGACCAAACCAATCATCCTATTGAATGTAGTAAGCATAATAATAGTCTTAGCAGTACTGGCACCCTTCATAAATTGAATTATATCTTCAATAGCAATATAATCTGGTTTAGCTGCCGTAATTACTTTTTGTATTTTATTTCTGGTATCAACTATTCTTTCAATAATAGAACCATTTTTTAGAGGTTTCAAATAAGCAGCATCTATGAATTTAATATCGTTGGTAGTTTGATCCCAACTTAATATACAGTATCCTATGGTCGAGCTGGACACGTCAAAGCCAAGTATAATTTTTGTCATACTTAGTAATATAACAGATAAATAAAAAGACCCATAGCGGGGAACTATGGGTCTCTTGTACTACAACCGAACTAGATTTTTTAGGACTGTTGAGCGGAGTCAGCAACAACGGTCTCTTCATAAGAAGGGAACGCCTTATCCAACTCTTCATCATCCGACATGCTAACAACCGGGGTACTTACCTTAGCAGGGGCAACTTTGGTAGCAACCTTCTTAGTGTTGGCGGAAGCAACTGGGGCGCCGGTTCCAGTAGCTCCATCAACGGCTACACCGTTGATCTTGTCAATTCTAGCCTGAACCTTATCAGGAGTAGGTGGGGTTACTCTACGCTTGAGGTCGTCCAAATCAACGCCGTCTTTGATCACCTGATCAGGAGCAGAAAGCGGTTCCTTTGGGATCGGTTGAACGGAATAATAACCAGTGGCTCCACCATTCTTATCGACAGTAATGTCGATATCATACTTGGTTGGATCGCCCCAACGTTGAACGTTCTTGGCTAACTTTCTGATGTGTGAGAACACCGCGAAAGAGATATCAAGAATCTTGTAGGCATTGGTCTTGCGGCTAATAACGCCGAGCAACCAACGTGGCTTAGCCTTATCACCTTCGGCACAAAGAGGGCAGCTGCCATGAATGGCAGAGCATTGCACCTTTTGTCCGAAACCAGTATCGCCTTCTTTCTTGTACTTGTGAACCAAGTATTGGAAAGGGGCAGTAACGATTCTTACTTCGTTAGAGCCTTCATCTAATCTTAGGAAAAGATCCTTGCTGTTGGTCTTTTTACCTTCTTGTCCGCCAAATACGTCATCTGTCCATGCTACTTCACCAAATGTAGTCATATTGATCTCCTATTGTTTTTTACTATCTATCGTACATTGCTTGTACATTATCTATTTAACAAAACTCTGATCGTAATTCTTTAACACATTAGCGTGTAAACTTTACGTAACGAGTACGAGCGTGGTCGGTAGTACGGCCAAATCTGACACCGATACCCCTGTTGCGTAGTCTATTAACTACTCTATTGATTACCACTCTGAGAGCACCTGGGGAGCCGGGCAGAAGTGTCCTTTGCTTCCTGCTCAAAACTCTGTTGAGAGCAGTTGTCAAATTAGTCATCGTCCCAGTCCAAACGCTTCCAGATTGTCCTTCCACTATCGAAGTAACACCACGAAAAATTATTTCATTGATGTCATTTGTTGTCGCCCAATTTGTTTCCATATTTCTTTTTGACTTACTTGCCATGATGTCTTACTCACTTCCTTAATTATAATTATGCTTTTCCTGGTTGTACAGGGGTTACGTTTTTCACCGCATTAAATACTAAGCTCCTAATGCTGTGAACTCTTTGCAGTGGAAAGATCATTTCTAACTGAAATTCTTTGGGAGAGTTTGCCAAGATATCTGTAAAAGTCTTAACTATCTCGTCTTCCTCTTTATCAGTAAAAAATCCCTTAACTTCCACTATACCGTTTTCGGCTCGTGGTTTATCCAGAGAAATAAATCTCTGGAAATTGCGGGCCTTACCAGTGGTACCGCCCTCCAACGTAATTAGATAAGCTGGTTTTCTAAGAGAGGGGGCCTGCATACCTAACAAACTGTTTGATCCTAAATCGACTGGCATTATTCATCTCCATCTTCTTCATCATCATCCCAACCCTTGATATCATCAAAATTTTTGACATCATTAGCTAGGTGTATACCATCTGCCGAAACAACCAAGTCTAATTCGCTGATACACTCATCTCCCTCAAACAAATGGTTCTTTTTAACCTTGGCACGAGAAATGATACCATATTTGTACTTATCTCCGCCCTTCACTCTGGTCAAATCTTTTTTCCTAGAAAGCTGAATAATCACAGAAGAAAGATAGTATATTTCGTTTCCACCTTTTTCTATTTGAGTGGGGGCACCCATTCCGATAGAGGCATATGTTTGATTGATAATTAGGGTAGTAATAGAAGCTTCCCCAGTTTCATTATTAATGTAGTTATTAGCTAATTTATTAAACTTCTTGATAGCATAAGAATTTTCTTTGGCCGAAACACCAGGCTGTTGAGAAAAATCTTCCGTTCCATCATCTTTATCTTCCGTTGAATTGAGGGAGGCTCCTACACTATCCCACACGATCAATATCTTAACATCTGGGTTCATTTCTTTGGCAGCGTGCACGAATTGTGCTACGGCTTTGGCGCCATCAATAATCTTATTAGTATCGACTACTAAAAGATTATCGGAAACACCACCTATCTTCTCATCAAATCTTCTAGCGCTAAACTTCCTTTCAGCGTCCCAAAGGATCACTAAAACATTTTGATCTTGGGCAAATTTCATAAAGGCCATAGCGTGAGTGGACTTGCCACTGTCTGGCTTACCCGATATCTGAACAATTCTTCCAAAAGGAAGTCCTTTGAGATTGGTCAGGCTTTTCCAATGATCACCCTTAGTCCATACCACATAATCTTTATCTTCGTTAGGCCTGATAATAGTTTTACCAGTAGAAAGCTTTTTGGCCAGTCCCTGATCTTTTTTAGCATAACTATCTTGGGCTTTTTTAACGAGCTTATTAATATCGATACCTGCTATCATATTTTTATTGTCGGTTTTTGCCAATTGTTTTTCGGTCATTATTCCTCGTATTATTCGTTCCAGGTTTTATTCTTACTTAAATTGCGCAGATAAATGTGCCCATCTTTTAGGGATGCCAAAAGATAATTCCATTTTTTGAGCGCTGCCTCTTGCTTGGCGCACTCCAACTTTGCGCTCACTATATCGGGGTCTTTTGCTATATAATTTAGTAGCATATTTTCTGTGATTTTTTTATCACCACTCGTCGTTTTGAATTCGAAATATTTCTCCCCTTCTATTCTAGAAATATCATTTTTGGCCTGGCGGGCACGAAGCTCCACCTCCTCAATCATAGAAGATAATTTCATTTCGGCTACCAAAAATAGGGCAGCGCCACGATCAGCTTTATCTGTGTCATATCTCTCCCTACTAGCGGAAGAGATTTCCGCAAAACATTCATCTACAACTTTCTCAATATCCGAATGATCGATCATCGTTCCATCCCTCTGCTAATATATTGAATAGATCTAACTTTTTCTCGACAAAAATGTTATTATTTCTTCGCTAACTTTTCGTCAAGTTCGCGCATTTTTTCTTTCAGCTGTCCCACTATATCAGACACTTCGTTATGCATAAGTCGAAGGTGTTGATGCTGAAAAAGAGACATCAAAAATAAAAATACTTCCAAGGTGGTATGTCGCTTAGAAGGGGGTTTGAGAAAAATGATAATTCCCCTATCATTGGTCTCAAATAAATCCATAAATAGGTCTTCACCCTTGTTACTAATGGAGGTGTTAGACTGGACAATTTTCTGATATACCGACCATTCATCTTCGGTCATATCGATTTTTTTATTATCAACAATTTTGATTGCCATATCTTACTTTCAGCTACCTCTGGAAAAACTGCCTTTGCCCGAAGTCAATCTCTTTTGAGCATTCTGTACTTTGCTTTGCATCTCTTGTAAGGACTGCATATCCTTATGATTGGCGCCAGCGCTGTTGGGCTGTGCCAGTCTGGCCATCGCCAAAGCGGCTGGATGAATTTCATCATCGTCACCAGTGGATGCTTCCGAGAGTCCCGAATTGATTATATCACCGCTGCTGATAACGGCTTGAAATTCTGCTACCGCTTCGGGATCTGCACTCTCCATCATAGCAGCCAAACTATTTTCGGAGGCTGCTCCGTTCGAGACTTCTCTTCTAATTTGTTGCGCAACTGCCCTAAGATTTTGAGTTTTTTCAACGACACTTTTAGGCCCCTCTGGTTCATCAGGGTCCTTTGCTGCTTTCCCGGAGGTTTTGCCGGAGCCTTTCAAAACCTCGGCCCTCTCGAAAAAGCTGTTGGTTTTCGCCTCAGATTGAGTTTTTTCTACTTGGACATCCTGCGTTCCACCGCCTGGTAACTTGATTTTGATAGTAGAAATTTTTGGCTCGCCATTTTCTTGTACTTCGACTTCTCTCTTCATTTCCTTGAAGATTTCTGTTGGCAAATATTGTTTAAGGTTAGGAGAGTCCGTCTTAATATAATTATGATTTGATAGCAACCAATCATCTAATTGCTCAGGATACTTTTGCATATCCTTCATAGCCGCAGCCAATCCAACTAAGCAATTTTTGAGGTGCTCTTCCATAATACACTGACCACAAAAGGGACACACATTCATATCAATGGCATGAGACCACTTTGGGTTGATTTCAGTTTCACAACTAACACACTTCATTTAACTCTCCAAAAACTGCGATGTCTAGTATTGCCAGTACTAGCGGTCTTGATTATGTCACCATCTTCTGAAAAAATGGCATTACGTGCTTTATCTCGCTTATAAGCGGCTACTCTCATTTCTGATGTTTCCCAAAAATCGTTTGTAAAGAAATTTTCAATTTCCTCTTGGGTTTCCTTGATTTGCGACCCTAATCTAATCTTCAATTCTTCAACATACTCTCGGTGCCTCATAATGTTGACTGGGTTCTTAGGGTCGCCTCCAATAACAATCAGTCCTAGAGACTCGATCATGGCTTGGTCTCTCGTCACTAAGGCGTGTTCATATAGAGATTTAATTCTCAATTCACTGGATGTGGGTGGCATGTCAGGATTTTCTTCCAAAGAAGAATTTCTTTTATCCTGAATGTCTTTCAGATTTTCACGATCTGACTGTTGTGTAACGGTTTTATATGGCATCATTCCACCCTATTATTTTTTGATAGTTGGTTTTCTACCACGCTTGCGTGGTGCGCTCTCAGCTTCTACTGTCTCTATAACCTGAGTGGAGGACAATAATTCTTTTTGTGTTGGTAGAAAAGGAGAATTAGTCACTACCAAGGGAGAACTATTAAAATAAATTTCGGTAGAACCTAAACTATTAGAGATCTCTCCACTAGTATTGGTGATATTAGGGGAATAAGAACTACTGAAAGTTTGGTTAATATTAGAGCCGGTATAGTTGATCTGTTGTGGAGTTGTGTCAAAATCAACACTTCGTGTAACCAAACTTTCAGTAGTAATTTGTGGGCCACACATATGTGTGGCTGAAACCGTAGGAGCCGTGAATATGGAATAATCCGGATCTATCATATCCGATGTATGAGAGAACAAAGTTGACTCTTCGTTAAAGGCATTAATAAAAGGAGTGGCATCCGTTTGTAATTTCTGCTCTTTTAGAACATTTTTGATTGCTTTTAACTGCTCTTCTTTTTCTTTGTCTGGAAGGAATTGCTTGAAATGTTTTTGCACTTCTTCCGATTTTGGCTTGTTCTTAGAATATCTAGGAACATCAGTTTGTCCATTAAGTTTAAGTTGAAAGTTAGAAATAACATAGGCTGCAAAATCTTCCACAGTCGCATTGTTCTTACTGAACTCAACTGTTTTCTTCAAGAAAGTAGACATTGCATCGTTAGTGCTGGTAGCCATACTTGTCTCCTGAGAATCATCCGTATCATCTTCAACCAAAATAGTACCAGTTTTAGTTTGGTAAGCATGCACTGGCATACTACCATTCTTGAACCAGCGCCAAGCTGTTAAATATTTGATACCCGTTTTTTCACACCATTCAGCTAATTTTATTGTTTTCATTTTGCGTGCCTTACTCTTCTCACGCCATCTATAACATTTTGTTTGGCGGACAATGGACGAAGGTTATCGAGAGCCCAACATTTCCGAAAATCGTCCTCCCCAATAGAAAAATAATTAAAAGTTGAAACTGGAATTATATGATCTATTTGCCATTTCCAAGTTGAAGGATCATTATCTTTCCAATGATTGACTATATATTTGCCACGATTCCACCAAGCCATCCAAGGCTCAAATTGATTTTCAATATGATTTTTTAGATCTTTGGGCGTATAGGGTAAATAATTAAAAATATCTCCATTGTATGGAAATCCAACTATTTTTAGAGTAGAACTAATTTTAGCAATTATACTTTGTTTTAAATTATGCTCAGCATTATCTATGGATTTTTGTTTCCATTCCTCTTTGAGAATTAAATTTCTACATAAAACGCATATCTCAAAAGTATAATATTTTTCATTATAAAATATATAATACTCAGCAAAATTATATAATATGTGGCATTTAGGGCACTCTTTGAAATCATTTTGAGACATAGTCATATTTATATATCACGATATTGATAGATTGAAATATTTTTATATTCGCCTCAATCATCATCAGAGTTTTCTAGATCATCCTCTAAATCGATTAAACCTTCATCATACAGGGTATCCTCGATTTGATCCACTATCTCCTGAGAATTCTTGGGATTTTTCCACAAAGTATCCTTAGGATTGTCCTCAGATAATTTAGCCTTAGCTTCTTTAAGATTGATTTTCTTAGCTTTTAGATCGCTAGGTACCACTGGCGGCAAAGAGATATTAAATAGTTGA